GATTCTTCTGCTGCAATATCAGTAACTTGAGCAGACTTAAATGCTGGCTCTGTTACTAAACTGGTTTCGACCAAGCGGGCTGCGGACACATAAGTCACGCCATCCTTGATCTTTGACTTGAGGACTTCAGCCCCGATGCTAAGTCCACTTTGGAGTCCTTCTTCAGCAAGAATTAAAGCTTCTGTGCCACGCTGTGAGCGACTCACGGAAAATACTGCGTGAATTGCATCTTCTGATTCACTAAAGGAGACCATGCGACCTAGTGGCTTTTTATTGTCATGCTGGCTTAGTAGCTTGATTGCCTTAGGGTCTGCAATCTCAATAGAACCAGACTCAAAAATAACTTTGCCCATGTTTGTTGATCCTGCCTCAACATTAAGCGGGACAATCTTGCCTGAAATAGTGCGACTTGCTGAATCGGCTGTCAGTTCAGCTGAGAAAGTAATTACTTGGTTCATATCATGCCTTCGCTTCCGTTAGGTGTTAGGTCTGTCATCTCCATAGCCTGCTCTTGTGTGATTAGCTGTAGGTCAAGGAGTTCACGAATAATCTGTAGTTCAACAAGTGGGTCTGTGCGTAGGTAGTTCTTGTCAATGTCAAACTTGACGATGTTTCCCCGCGCTGTAATGTCATCCATAGATAGGCGATCCTCGATGGCTGATACATAAGGCTGCAAAGATAGTGTCAGAAATTGCTTGCGCTCATCCTGTACATTTGCATAAGTCATGGTTGTGTTCTGATCTGCTGAAACATAGTAAGGCGGTACATTGCAAAGGCGGGCAATCTGTGTTGCTAGATTCTGTATTGCCTCGTTGTACATCATGTCTTTAGGAGAAAACTGAACTGGCTGGAACTCAAGGGTGCTAGTTAGGTAAGCAGTTGAATTATTCTGGCGGCTGCGCTTCCATGCAGCTAGTAATCCTGATACTTCTGACGGTGGAAGGTCAGCGCCGGTGTTTCGGAGTATCCCAGAGCTCATTGGAGTTTGAGCAGCGATAGCAGCGGCTTTTTGAATATCAATAGCAGAACGAATTGTTGAGGTGCCTGTATTTAGAATTCCATCATTTAGTGATTGGAATGTAATGAGAGAGCCAAGTCCATCCATAGGTACTGTTGTGCCATCGATAGCGTATGACTTAACGAAAATATTGTCTTTATCAAGTGTCGCTGTAACGCGGCTGTTTGCTACCCAATCAAAGCGAGATGGTCTGCCATCCTCAGAATAGGTCTCAACAACCTGCCAAAATGCTTGACCATAGAATAGGAGCGAATCAACCGTGTAAGCAATAGTGACAGATCGTGGTTGGTGGTATGAAGGTTGATCTAACCAGAGTGGCTTGCCTAATTCTTCGCCAGTAGATTTCTTGTAAAGCTCTAATGGGATTGCTCCGATTGTGCCCGCCAAAAGGTTACGGCACCGAGCAAGGGCTGGTATCCCTAAAGCTTCGGTGCGCCCAACATAGGCAAACTGAAAAGGCATTGCATAAGGTGAATATTCACCGAGCACTTGTGGAGCATATTGCGCTTCGACATCAACTGCCGGTGTTGCACCTGTAAGGCGCGAGAAGAGACCCATAGAAAGCAATTATACACTACAGGTAGGTCAATCCGTGTATATAGCCGCAACCTGTTGTGGTTTGTTTAGAACATGGACAACCATCGCTGTAGAGATAGCACCTGATACATCGCCTGCGCTCTTGCGTTTAACAATGCGCCATGAAGAATCATTCGTCTTAGCTGCGCAGTTGTTCATCTGTTGAATCCAGTTCTCTTGACCGGAGTGAACTAGGCGGTGAGCATTAAGAGCATCGTTTAGATCGGTGCAAGCTTGATAGAAGGCAGCGCCGGATATATCCATGACCATCTGACCAGCATTAGCAAGGCGGTCAGCGATTGATTGACTCGTGTACTTGTCAAAGCAGATTTGGCGCGGTCTGTACTGGTCAGCCCATGCCTTGATATCTACTGCAATCTTTAAATCATCAACGCTTACTTGGCTTTCCCATGTCTGGAGTATTCCAATGCCGATTCGACCGTCAGGCAATATTTGACCAGCAACCAAGCTCGCATTGCGGCGAGATGGAGATACATCGAAAGCAAAGACTGTATAGCCACCTGGCGGAATCGTGAGCGTGGCGTCTGAGGTGTCCTCAAGTACTCCATGAGCCCACGGACTGGATAGAGAATCAATCCATTGACATAGCAACTCAGTTCTAGTGTTCTCAATCGGGCTAGTAGCAACTGCTTCTTCAAGGGCGCTCTCCGTTATCGTATAGCCGAGTGCTGGATTTGCCATCGCCCAGCCTTGGCGGTCTGTGATCTTGCAATACTGCGGTGCTGAATATTCATAATATCCGAAAGTCTTAGGTGGGTTCTCTAAAGCTCTTTCTCTCATGCCATTTAGAACAACCGAGAAAGCGTCTCCTGCATTTGAGGTAAGGAGCGTCTGAGAGTTTGGGCGAGCTCTAGTCGTAGGCACAGCGGCTCGAAATCCCTCTTCGTTGATTTCTCGGAGCTCGTCAATAAAGAGAAAGTCTGCAGTTCTGCCTCGAGATCCATCTCTAGTTGCTGCAACAACATCAAGCCTTCTTCCGTCAAGCATTTCAATAGACTCTGTACCGTTGGCGTACCTGATCTGTTTAACGAATCCTTTGAGGTGGTCATTGGTCTCCAATACTTGAGCTACTTGTCGGAAGGTGTCGAGTGCCATCGATCTGTTAGATGACATAATAAGTACATTGCGGCTATCCCACTTAAGCAGGTGAGCCAATATAAGCATACGGGCTAGATGGGTCTTTCCGTTCTGTCTAGCAATCAATAGCAGGTTAGTCTTGCGAACCCAGTTGCCGGATTTATCTACGGTGAGCATATCTTTGAGCACATGCTCCTGCCACGGCAATAAAGGCATGCCGATTATGTCGCAGAGATCCTTTACATCTTGCAGCTTGTTCTTGCCCTTAAGAGGTATTGACTGAAGCCTTGGTTTGGTTGCCCCTCGTAGGGCTTTGGAGCGTTTGGCTGCCATCGGGTCTAACTCTGGACTGGTCGGGCGGTAAACGGACTATCTTGGTGAATCTCGGAGCGTGTCGGAGAGAGGAAGCCAGAAAAGACAGGGGGGGTAGCCTTCCTACCTAAAAAAACGCCCTGATTACGCGATCCTTTACTGCTATTGCACGACTGGCAACAAGCAACTGCGTTCTCGAATGAGACAACTAGATCAGGTGCTTTGCTAATCGGAATGATGTGATCGACTGTCGAAGCTGGTGCTGAGCAATAGAAGCATGACCATTGATCTCTAGCCAACACCTTTAATCTAAAGGCCTTGTAGTCTCTAGTTAATCTAGGATCTCCACGCTTTGCCATTACTGCCAGCCTCTAGTCTTTAGATGATGTAACGCTTTGCAATAGTCCGGTATCTCATAGTCAAGGCCATAGCGTTTAGATACATAATACCAATAGATATAGAACTGGTAATCATAAGGCTTGCCTTTAACTGATTTAGTACGCATTTGATAATAGCCATAATGCGAACCATTGACCGCATTTATATCAAAGCGACTTTCAATGTAGATAATCTGATTATGGCATTTATATTGTTTGTCTGTTAGCTGCTTGTTAGCAAGTACTTTTATTGGCACTAATTGAGCCTCTGATGTCTGAGTGCTCAACAGACATAGAGATCCCACTAACACTCCAGCAACCCACCGCGCTACGCCCTTACGGGCGCGGTCTGAGCCCTCGATGGGCTCTTGCCTAGAGTGTATCGTACGAGTCAAGCATGTGGATAAGGTGGGCGTGTCGTAAGCACGAAGTGAAGGAATGTACATTAGTTATCCACAGGTGTTAATAAGTTATTTGTTATCGGTTGAGTAAAAGCCACCTGATTTAAATATGACTGGAACAGATGAATAGATCTTTCGCATAGGTTCATGGCATAACGGACATTCAAGCTCTTGTTCAGCATTTATTGGAAACTCCTTTTCATAGCGAGTATTGCTTTCACAAAACTCGGTGTTGGTACATTCCCACTCGTAAATAGGCATTACTTCTCAACTCCGTGCATTGTCTCTAAGTGGTTCAACATCATCCGGCTAACTTCTTTCTGACCCAAGAAGCCCCAAGCTGATAGAAGTGAATAGCCGCAATAACATGTATGCAAAGCCTCTGGTAATACGTTTCGTTCATCGCCTGCTTTAGGCATTTACTGATCCTCTCGACAGAACTGGCATCTTTCGCCAAGTGCATAAACTCCACAGTCTAAGCATCGAGAAATATCTTTATCCTCGATCTCTTTAGCGTGCTTGGCATAGCCCGCCTTAACCAATAGATCGACCAAATCGGAGAACCTAACGAACGCCAGATAGTTTCCCACGTCTGTCTTTTGTCCATTAAGTCGGCATACAACGACAGGTAAATCCCCCGTTGCCGCTGTTCGCTTTTCCGTTTGGTCGATCCATTGTTTTGGCTGGAAGTCTGCGCGTGCCTTGACTTCGAAGTCAATGTACGGAACGCCCGTCACATCACTTCCAGACCTGCCTGCCCCAGTAGGCAAAGCAAATGGCCACCATTGTTTTAGATAACGGCTGACCAATTTTTCCGTGTCGTATCCACGATATTTTCTACTTTGAGACATTTACCGCGTGGCACTTCTTACATGACCAAGTCAGGATC